CAGGGGAGTAGAGGGCTACTACTCCCCAGAGCGACTGAGTGTGGCTTACGCCTTGTTATTCTTGAATGCGCCTGCGCCGACCTTAGTTGCAATCGCACCAAAGCCGTAGTAGCCGATAGTTACCTGTCCCGCTGCTGTTGATTCTGCGCGTAGGCGGTAGGTAGGGCTCTCATACCATGTGTATGCATCTGGGTTCACGATAAGGATTGTTCCATCGCCATCGCCAGCGTTTGTTGGATCAACGTATAGGTTGAGTCCTGCAACGTTACCTGTCAATGATGTTGGTGCTACTGCTCCGCCAGCGTTCATTGGCTGTGATGCTGTGTAGATTGGACGTCCTGCATCGTTTAGAGACATGATATTTGACCATTGTCCTGTTGATACGACCATGTTGCGAGCAAATGGGTTTGGTAGTCCTGCTGTTGCTGCGTATACAGAAGCTGATCCGCGAGCGACAATTCCTAGCAATTCTGCTGCTGTTGGGTATGTCACTGTTGTTGTTGCATCTGCTGTTGCGCCTGCAATGAGTGCAGCGTTTACTGCTGCGTTTGTTGCCTTTGCGTAAGCTGCTGCCATGTTGCGCACTAGCTCATCAAAGAATGCTGGAGAAGTACGATCTAGCAATTCAACAGAGAATGTCTGCTGTCCGGCATACTTCTTAACTGATACTGATAGGAATGCTGCATTCTGATCTGTGTCTGAGAATGCTGCGCCTTCTGCTGTATCTGCGACTGTTGGCATCTGTGTGATCTTTGGGATCTCAAATGTCATACCTGCATCTGGCAATACTCCACGAGAGATTGCGTCAATGCTTGGACGGATTGTTGTACCTAGTGGGTTGATGATTTCAGATAGTTGGCGTGTTGGTACTAGACCAGCGTTGTCTGTTGTGTCATCTGCTGCTAATAGGTATTGACGAGCTGACTCATCACCTAGTGCTGCACGGATTGTGTTTTCTGCATACTTAGCTGCTGTAACTTCGATACGTGGCTTTGTAAAGTATGCTGCTGAAACAGTTGGGCGAGCAGCTTCAACCGCTGGTGCTTCAACTGGTGTTGCTTCGACTGCTGGAGTGGTGTTTTCCACGGTGGCTGTCTCGCTTTCTGTTGGTTGGATTGGTTCTTCTACAGCAGATTCTTCTGCTGCAATATCAGTAACCTGAGCAGACTTAAATGCTGGCTCGGTTACTAAACTTACTTCGACCAAGCGAGCAGCGGATACATAAGTCACGCCATCCTTGATCTTTGACTTGAGGACTTCTGCCCCAATACTCAAACCTGATTGCAATCCTTCTTCTGCAAGGATTAAAGCTTCTGTACCGCGCTGTGAGCGACTGATAGAGAAGACTGCATCTATTGAGTTATCTGATTCGCTGAATGAGACCATGCGACCTAAAGGCTTCTTGGTGTCATGCTGGCTTAGCAGTTTGATTGACTTAGGATCTTCGATAGCGATAGATCCAGAAGCAAAGATAACCTTGCCCATGTTTGTCGATCCTGCTTCAACGTTAAGAGGCACAATCTTGCCTGATACTGTGCGACTTGCTGAGTCTGCTGTTAGATCAGCTGAGAAGGTAATTACTTGGTTCATTCTAGACCTTGGCTTCCGTTAGGTGTTAGATCAGTCATCTCCATAGCCTGCTCCTGTGTGATTAGGTTTAGGGATAGAAGTTTTTCAATTACTGCTAGTTCAGCGAGTGGATCAGTGCGGAGGAAGTTTTTGTCAATGTCAAACTTAACAATGTTTCCACGAGCAGTGATGTCATCCATAGATAGACGATCTTCAATCGCGCTAATGAATGGTTGCAAAGATAGTGACAAGAATTGCTTACGCTCATCCTGAACGTTTGCGTAAGTCATTGAGTTATTCATTTCTGCTGATACATAATAAGCAGGTACGTTGCATAGACGTGCGATCTCAGTGGCAAGATTCTGAATAGCCTCGTTATACATCATCTCCTTAGGGGAAAATGACACTGGGTTGTATTCAAGAGTAGATGTTAGATAAGCAGTGCTGCGATTGTTGCGAGCGTTCTTCCATGATGCTAATAGTCCTTGGACTTCCTTAGGATCTAGATCAGCACCGGTATTCTTGATATAACCAGTAGCCATTGGAGTAGCTGCTGCGATTGTTGCCGCTTTCTGAACGTCAATAGCAGCGCGAATAGTTTGGATACCTGTGTTCAATATTCCAGGAAGCAAAGATTGGAAAGTTACAAGAGATCCAAGTCCGTCCATTGGCAAAGTCATGCCATCGACTGCATAAGACTTAACAAAGGTGTTAGTGCTATCTAGTGTGATAGTTACGCGGTTATTAGCGATCCACTCAAAGCGAGAAGGACGTCCATCTTCCTGATAGACCTCCACCACTTTCCAGAAAGACTGGCCGTATAGCAATAATGACTCAACTGTGTATGCAATAGTTACAGATCGTGGCTGTGAGTAAGTAGGTTGCTCTAACCATGCAGGTGAGCCAAGTTCTTCGTTAGTAGATTTCTTATAAAGCTCCAAAGGAATTGCTCCGATAGTGCCAGACAAAAGATTGCGGCATCTTTGTAATGCAGGAACGCTAAGAGCATCTTCTCTGCTTACGTATGCATATTGGAAAGGCATGGCATAAGGTGAATACTCACCAAGGACTTGAGGTGCTGCTTGAGCCTCTAGTAAAGGCTTAGACTCAAGACCGAATGCCTGCAATAATCTACCCATAGACATAAATAATAGCACTTGTCAAGATAATAGACAATGTGATAGGGCGTGTCTAAATATATATCTGTGGCTTAGGCTGAGGGATCATTAACTTGCTAACTACCATTGCCAAGCCAATAGGTGCAGAGATATCACCGGCAGACTTTCGCTTGATAATTCTCCAAGCCGAATCATTGACCTTAGCTGCGCAGTTATTCATCTGCTGGATCAGTTCAGCCTGTCCATTATGGACTATCCGGTGATTGACCAAACCTTCTAATAGATCACCACAGGCTTTATAGAATTGTTGCCCACTTACGTCCTCGCAGACAACACCACTATTCATAAGACGATCTGCAATAGTTTGAGTAGCGTACTTATCAAATGCCACCAAGCGAGGCTTATATATGTCGCACCAAGACTTTATACTTGCTGCCATTTTTAGTTCATCTATGGCAACCTGAGAGCTGTAAGTCTCCAAGATCCCGATGCCAATCCTCCCATCTGGGAGTAGCTGTCCTGCGACCAATGATCCGTTCCTGCGTGAAGGACTGACATCGAAACCGAATACAGTATAAGCCCCAACAGCCATTTCTAGTGTGCTATCGGATGTGTCCTCAAGAATGCCATGCGGCCAAGGGCTGCTAAGCGAATCTATCCACTGGCAAAGAGTCTCGGTGCGAGTATTCTCAATAGGCGATGTCGCAATCGCTTCCTCAATCGCCTCTTCGGTAATTGTGTACCCCAGTGAGGGGTTAGCCAAAGCCCATGCATTGCGGTCAGTTATCTTGCAATATTGTGGCGCAGAATACTCATAGAATCCGAAAGACTTTGGCGGATAATCGATTGCTCGTTCTCGTAGGTCATTGAGCACAGTTGAGAATGCGTCTCCTGCATTAGAGGTAAGAAGCGTTTGAGAGTTTGGGTGAGCTCTAGTTGTAGGAGTAGCAGCTCTAAATCCTTCTTCTGTGATTTCTCGGATTTCATCGATGTAGAGAAGTCCATTGACTGATCGACCGCGAGAGCCGTCTCTAGTTGCTGCAACAACGTCAAGCCTTGCTCCAGATAACATCTCAATAGACTCTGTGCCGTTGGCGTGTCTGATCTGTTTAACGAATCCTTTGAGGTGGTCATTATTCTCCAATAGGGTTGTGATCTGTCTGAAAGTGTCCAGTGCCATGCTCCGGTTAGAGGACATGATTAGGACGTTGGTATTCCACTTGATTAAGTGGGCAAGGATTAACATACGCGCCAAGTGAGTCTTGCCATTCTGCCGAGCCACGAGAATGAGGTTTGTCTTACGGATCCACATGCCTTTTCGGTCGGTGGTCAGCATGTCTCGCAACACAAATTCCTGCCATGGGAGCAAAGGTATCTTTACGATCTCGCACAGGTCTTTGACATCTTGCAGCTTGTTTTGACCCTTGAGAAGTGGACTGTGAAGCCGTGGCTTGGTTGCCCCTCGTAGGGCTTTGGGCTTTCTGGGTTTAGTTGTCATTGACTCGGATCAGGTCGGGTCTTAAACGGACTGTCCAGCATCGGTTCGGACTGCATCGGGGAGATATAGTCGAT